ACTATCAATTGATACTATCATCTCCAACTACTAAAAACCATAATGTTAGCGAGAGTGTTGTGGTAGCACAGGGTGGCAATAGAACTATTGCTGCTGGTACTATCGTACAAACAACCGCCAATGTAACAACTCAAGTAGTTTCATTCAGAACTATGGTATCGGCTACTATTCAGGATGGTGAGCTTGAAGTAACAGATGTTCCAGTAGTTTGTAATGATGTAGGCACAAAGGGTAATGTACCAACTAATGGTATTGTTATCATAGCAGGACTTCCATTCCCTGATGCTGCGGTCATAAATCCAGATCCATTCGTAACTGGTAAGGACAAAATGTCTGATCCAGATTACCGCATGCTTATTAAGAACTTCGAACAGACAAAATCAAAGGGTACAGATCTAGCTAATAGAATGGCTGCGATAGGTACGACTTCAACTGATGACAATAAGACTGTAGCTTCTGCTCAGATCATTAATCCATCGAATAGATTGCAGCCAGGGATAATGTACGTAGATGACAACACAGCTTATCAACCAATCTTCACTGGTCAAGGCTTTGAGCAAATAATCGATAATGCATTCGGCGGTGAGAAATACTTACAGTTACGTAATGAAGACATCACTAAGGCTTTAGTTGTTTCTACATTTATGGCTCCATTCTCTATTACTGGTGGAATGGTGTTAGCTGTACGTGTCGGTGCTACCTTAGCAGAGCATACGTTCTCTTCAACTGACTTCGCTACTCAAAACGCAGCGGATACATTCGAAGTAGTTAATTCAATTAATTCGAACACTTCATTACCGTTCAGTGCCCGTGCATGCAATAATAATAAGCAATTCACTATATTCGCTAAAGACTTCGAGAACGAAGACGTACAAGTAACTGTTCCATCTAATCCATTAGAGGTTAATGCTAACGATTACTTCGGTCTTTCCACTAACTTAACCTACACATTAAGACTATATAAGAATGATGTATTGTTAATTAAAGATGGTGAGATTCCTACTATTAGTACATTAGCTCAGACAAGTTGGTCAGCATTATTAGCTACGGCTTATCTTATTATGTCTGTTGATGGGGCTTCTCCAATTGTTTATACATTCACAGCTGCTGATTTCCTTGCCTACAACTATGCAGTAATGAGTAAAGATAATCCATTATCGATCTGGGCCGCAGTAATCAATTCAAAGATTAATGGCGTAACGGTATCTGTAAATGGAAGCACACTTAAATATGTTTCAAATAAGGGTACATCTAATCTTGCTAACATAGCAGTGTATATGACTCCTCCTTCGAATACCATTGGTACAGTCCCAGGCGCTTCATCAAACCTAGCCGCTTCTTTCTTTGGATTAAGTGGTGTAGAAACTATTGAATCAAATGGTAGAGCTTCCGATTATTCATTAAACCGTTCAACTGGTCAAATACAATTGAATGAGCAATTAATAGCTGGTGACGTAATCACTGCAGGCTCTAAGAATACTCGTGCTTTCATAACATCGGCATCATTATCTTCGGGCTCAGTTAATATTCCAGTATCTACTAATCAAGCAGCGATGTGGGTTATTCCAGATGCTCCAGCGACTAACATATCTACGCCTACAGATGCAGGTGTCCAATTAACTATTATTAATGCAGCCGATCTAGTAACAGTTACCACAAGTGTGGTAGGTGCATTCGCTGATTTATTACCTAATGATTTAGCTTTCTTAGCAGACGATGCTATTTATGCATTAGATCCAGATCTTATTGGGGTGTGGAAGATAGAATCAACCACTGCTAGTTCATTTTCATTTAGAATTAATACATCTCTTTCTTCTGCTGGAGTCGTAATACTTACTGGATCTCGTAAGGTTCAATTCGTTAGAACATCTGGTGAGGCCCAAAAGGTATTAATCAATAGCGGATTCCAAACGCTTACGACTATCTCTAACTATCTTAATACTCAATTGATTGGCATAGCTTCAAGCACAGTCGGTGGTAAAGTAATTAAGCTCACTTCTAATTCATTCTCTTTAAATGGTTCATTGTATTATGCAGTGAATACAACTGCTGCAGATAATTTAGGATTCGTGGCTGGTTCATACGATTTAGCTACGGTATCTCATACAGCATTCGTTGAATCACAAAACAGTCAAGACCAGTTTCCTAGCTTCATACACGATGAGTTTGCTGCTCCTGTTGCTGTTGTTCCTCCAATTAATTTAACGACTACACTCAACTTAGGCAATGAAGGCGCATTTGTTAATCAGATCATTTCATTCCTTAATCCATTCACTGGTATCTCTTCTAATAAGAATAAACAAGCTCAGATAGAAGACTTCTCAGGGGTTAATGTAACAGTTCGCTCCAACAACCGATTAAATGATATAGTTACTGGTGATAGATATCATTTAACTGAGGGTTATAACTTCGACTCACAAGATAACCTAGTTGTGATATTAGATAAAGATAGTGTTAACAAAGCATTGAACATTAGGATGTCACGCTTAGCTACTGTTAAGGCTACTCCAACTCCTACACAAGATACATTCAAAGCATATGATACCGATGGTGGGCCTACAGCTGACTTCGCTAACTTCTTCGGTGATAACTTTAACTTTAACGACTTCAAGATTCATTTGCAGGCTCGTCAGATATTAGATCCAGCTGGAATTAATAATAAAATGCTATTACGTTCTGCAGTATTCGGTCCTAATGGTGAGCGTATACAGTTCGGCATAGACTATCCATCAACTCCTAATAGTATTGTAACTAGTTCTGTATCTGTTAAGGATAAGACACGTATTAAAGTATTTTTAGGCTCTGGTGCTGAAAGACTCGGTGGTGCATGGGATGTATCTACTCAGTTCGACGTAACCAATCCAGCTGCAGGTACATATCGATATACATGGAATGGTATAGGAACGGCTCCACAATTTGTAACGCTTGCTTCTGTCGTTGCTGGTGATATTGCTAATATAGCAAACACTTCTGGCTTTACCGATGATAATAAAGCAATCTACAAAGTTAGCGCAGTAACCGATACATACTTCGAAGTTCAATCTACGTTTGGCGTGTTAGAGAATAATATTACATTATCTTCTGCGTCTGATCTTAGATTTTATCCACTCAACGCAACTATTAATAAAGCTACAGACATCGAGGGTTATGTTAATGCTAATTTAGCAACATACATTACTCTTAGCCAATATGAATCTGGTGCAGGCGTAATCTCTACTAGCACATTCGATGATAATTTATATTCAAGTGAATATGTTAATTTGGTTGATGGCGAGAACTACATACTCGTATCTAACGTAGGTACAACTATCACTCCTGTTAATCAATTCCAAGTCAAGAATCAATTCTCTATCCTTGAGGCTGATCCTGAGTACACATTAGTAGGTGAACAGTTCTATATCATCCCAACTAATGCGGATCAACTTAAACGCTTCTTAAATGTATTTGCTATTACTGGCTTATCTAATGTCGGTAACTTAACAGTATCTGATAATGGTAACAAGATCCAGATATACTCAAATAACTTCGGTTCTGCTGGAGCCGTACAGGTATCTGGTGGTACCGCTAATAACGTAACAACTCCATTAATAACTAATGGTAGCCAGCTCGTTGCATTATCTGTTAAACATATTAATAGAGTCGGTTCAATTGTTACATTGGCTACATACGATAGACACGGTTTAAGTGTTGGTCAGTCGATTGAAGTATCTAATGCAAATAACTCTACATTCGATGGCGTATTTGTTATTACCGCAGTTACACCTAAAACTATTACATACACTCAGGTTCCTGCGACAATCACTATAACTCCTACTGGTTTAACAAGATCATTGAACGTGGTAACATTGGTTACTACTGCTCCACATAAACTTGCAGTGGGTGATTCATTTGATGTGCTTGGTGCAAGTAATGTTTCATTCGATGGTTCGTTTATTGCACTTACTACTCCAACTCCTACTTCAGTCACCTATGCACAAGTCGGTGCTAATGCAACATCAGGTAACGGAACGATTATTAACGTAGGCACATTCAATGGCTCAATTGAGCTTGCTTATAGTGTAATGAGCGTACCAAAGAATAGTTCAAACGGACTATTGGTTGGTCAGTGGATTAAAACCTCTAATGAATCCGTACAGGATAAAGTTATTGGATTTGATGTTACAACACAACTTCAACTCACAGCTCCTAATAGATTAACTATTGTTGCTGGTTCTGGTTCATTCCAAACTATCCACACTCATTCATCTAATGCTACTACTGAATTAAAAGTAGAGAAGCAGGGCGACTTCACTTGTATTACATGGACTGGTGTAGGTGTAGCTCCTTCATTTGTTAATGTAGTGGAAGGCGACTGGGTTAAACTCGGTGGTAATTTCAATACACTTAATCAAGGCATCTATAAAGTAGAGCGCAAGTTCAAGTCAAATACTATCTACATCTTAAATCCTAAGTCGGTTGAAGAGAACGTAACGCTATCAGCTAACAGCGACTTAAAGTTTTATAGCTATGACTCTGTTATGCCTAATGACATTTTATACATAAGCTCTAACATATTCGGAACAGCTTACAAGAACTCATATGTAGTTGTCGACACTCCATTCCCTACTTCAACCGATATCTATCTTAATACTTTAGCAATCGGTAACGTAGGTCCAGTTACACTAGGTACTGAGTATGCTAACATAGCAATCAAAGAAGCTGCACCATACTATTCATTCAAACGTATAGTAAACATTGCGACTGATCCATTCAATGCAAACGGTAGTTCTTTAATCCTTGATGGTGAAACATTATCAAATAAGAATACTGTATCTGCAGGTAACTCAATCAACTCCGTTAATAAGCTTAATTTCAATACAACCGTTCAGACTGGTGAAGACTCATATAAGTTTTACGGTGGACTTATCTCAGCTGTTGGTAAGAAATTACGTGGACAAGCAACGGATCCTGTCACTTACCCTGGATACTCAGCCAGTGGTTCCTACATGTTAATCGATGCAGCCTTACCTAAGCGTATACAAATTAGTATCGTAGTTCGTAACCAAACAGGTATCAACTTCACAACTATTAAGTCTCGTGTGCAAACAACTGTTGCTTCTTATGTAAATAGTTTAGGAGCTGGTGAGCCAGTGATCTTCTCTCAAATAATCTCTGAGATACAGAAGCTTTCAGGCGTACAAGCTATTGCAATTGCTAGTCCTACATACGACTCAACACATGACTTAATTGCAGTTAACTATGACCAAAAAGCTAAGATCGAAAACATTCCAGTAGATGTAATAGTAACATTGGCGACATAATGGGAATCAAAGACACAAGTATATTCAAAAGATTAAGACAGTTCATGAATCCTGCCGTTAAAGGTAAGATGATCGATGGTGTTTTATCTGGATTTGCTAGCGGTGACGAATCAAACGCTAATAATGTTATATTAATGAAGGATCAGTTATTCATTGCTTCCGCTACTCGTCGTTACCTACAAAACCTTTTGTCTGGTATCGGAGTTACAAAGCCTGTTAATGTTGGTATCGATGACGATTCATTCCGTGAGTTAGCAATCAAACAGACCAATACAAAGCTTGTCACTAATGTATTCTTAGATGTGCTCGAAACATTTTATGGTGCAGATGCAGTTAAGGCTTCAGCGATATCTACTAAGACTGAAGGATATAAGCTTGAAGATGGAATGACTCTGATCATCCATGCAGACAAACAATCTAAAGTATTAACTATTACATTCACTGCAAAAGACTTTACTAACATAGCACACGCTACCGCTGATGAGATCTGTGCAGTCATTTCACGTTTTGCCTTTAATGCTGGGTATCCAATCGTTGCTATTACAGAAGTCGACAAGGTATTAGATCTTCGTTATGTAAAGGTGCGCTCATTAACTAAAGGCCCGAACTCTTCTATTACTATTATAGGTGGCTCTGCACAAAACGTATTACAATTCCTTGCTCCTTCTCCTGCTCAATCAAAAGACGGTACTGAATACGCTGTTTCATTCGTGGGTCAGTATGTTAGATTTACATGGGTAGCTGGTCCAGATCCAGGTCTTCAGTTCTTAAACGCTGGTGATACCGTTAATATTTATGGTCCATCTGTATTAGAGATTAATCGTGGAACATTTACAGTAGAGAATGCACAAGGTGGCGCAGTAAACGATTCATTCTTTGAGATCCTTAATCCAATCTTCACAGCCCAGGCTAACATAGTTTGTAATCCTGCCGATTCAGTTTCTGGTGATGGACAAGCAAAAGCTACAGCTGATATCTTAGCGGCTCCAGCTGGTGCAATCAGATTATCTAACGTAGTAACTGTTTATACAACTACAGCGCATAACTTTGCAGCTGGTAGCATGGTCACTATAAAGGATACCGAGAACACAACATTCTTCGGTACATTCCTAATTGCATCCGTTACTCCTACAAGCTTTACATATAATCAAATAGGACTGGACTCTAGCACTGGTGGAGGTACAGCTGAAGTTGCATTCACAATAGCTACTGAACCAACAGGTGCGGTTAGACTTAACAGCGTGACTACTATAACAACAACTGTTCCGCATTCATTCGTAGTCGGTCAGCAAGTAAATATACTTAAAGTGCGTGATAGTTCATTCGATGGACTGTTTACGATCACTGCGGTAACTGCAAGCTCATTCGATTATGTGCAAGACTATTCCAATGAGATAACATTCTTCCAGACAAAACGTAATACGATTCAATCTCTTGATAGATATGCAACGGTTTACGAAGCTAATCCATATGAGATAACCGTATTTCTACCCGTAACTACCCGTATTGTTAGACGAGGACTGATTGGTTCATGGCACATCCATTCATCGTCAACGGACAGAAGCTTTCCAGGTTCATATATCTTTAGTCCAAAGTCTGGGTTATCAATTACCCGTGTAGGAACTAAGCTTAATGAGCCATTGGTAGCTGGCAATGTTAAAACAGTCATCGCTATGCAAGATACTTCACAGTTCCCAGACGCTGAAGGATTTCTAATGCTCAACTGGGGTGAAGAGAATCAAGAAGGTCCAATACGCTATCTTAGCAGACCATCATCTGGTTCACTATTGGTTGATGCATCTTATAAGTTTAAGCAAGATCATGTAACTAATTCAAGCGTACATTTAATTAAAGACACGCATCCTGTTCAGCCTAAGCCAGATGGTTCAAGCAGACAGGCATTTTTAACTGGTTCTGCTAGCGGTCGACTCGAAGCTGAAAAGCTGATCGAAAAGCTTAAGGCATCAGGCATATTCTTGAATATTATCCTCGTGGTACCAGAAGGACCAGGATTACATGATATGCGATACGTGTACGATATAGGTGATAACGAAAACATCTACTAATGGTAGTAGATATTAGTAATTAACTAGTAACAAAGGAGAGGCCATGAGCCAGACCACACAACCACCGAAGATTACGGTGCGAAACAAGAAGCCAGGAAGTCTATCTGTAGGAGCTAATACTGAAGTTCTTATCGATGGGAAACCATTACCCTATGTGTCATTCATTAAGATTGAAGTAGGCGCAAAGAAGATGGCTAAGGTAATGATTGAAATGATTGGTGAGCTTGATATACAGCTGGATACGATCCCACATATCAAAGTATTGCCAGAAAAATCAGGCCCACAGCATGAATTAGGACATATGGCTCCAACTAAAGTTAATTTAAAATGCTCAAACTGCTCTTGCGACTTAAAAATAGCTCAAGATGGCATGACTCAGTGTATGAATAATTGTAAGGGAAAATAACGATGAGTGGTCAACAAAACATATTAACAGGTGCAGGTTGTAAAGTAGCCATTAACGGTATCGTTATTGGTTTTGCTACTGGCATCAACTGGACCAGATCAGCTGGAACTAAGCCGATTTATGAGATCGATAATAACTTGATTGTCGACCAGATCGACACGACTTTTATAGTAACAGGTTCAATGACTGGCTTTCGCTTACGTGGTGTTGGCAATTTAGAGGCACAATCTATTGTCGGCCTGGATAATGTGCAGAATATATTTAAACGTAACTTTTGCAGTATCCAGGTTATCGATAGAACTACTGGCAACACAATAGCTAATATTAATAACGTAATGTTTGATAACGACTCCTGGTCTGTGGGTGCTAAGTCTGTTATCGGCTTCAATGTTCAATTCAAAGGTCAGTTTGTGGCCTCAGAAAAGAGCTAGTAATATCAAACACTTAACCCAAAATCCTAATATTGATTATCCCACCGATCTATATCAATATATATTAATTAATTAACAGAGGAATCATGAGTAATAAGCAGGCAGTAAATTGGCTTACGCAACAGAGGGTCGACGTACCAGACCTCAAGGCTCTGGATAGTTCAGTCATTTATGACTTCGCTACTCTTTTACGCTGCTTTCAAGACGGTACTCCATATATTCTCCGTGGTTTTACAATTCCATTTGTAGCTGCTAAGACAGCACTGCAAATGGTAACAGCTGACGCAATTCTTTGGGCACCAGGCGAAGCTGCAGGTTCATTCCTTAAAGTGGATGCAGGTGAACTTCCTCAATCATTAACCGCTGCTAATACACGAGTCATCGGCTCATTCGCTGATGGAGCCCTTAACTTTGTAGGTATTAGATTTAAACGTGCTGCAGATCCTTCAACTAAGGATATCGTAACTGAGTGGGATGAAGATACTCAAACAGAATTCACAGTTACTGCACCTCGTGGACTGGTATTAAATTATGAAATTGTTATCTCCCAAAGTGATTTTGGCACTAACGCTCCTGTCGCTATTGTTACTATTAATTCTTCAGGCCAAGTAACTAACATTGAAAACTGTAAGAATGGTATGTTCCGACTCGGTAAGGGTGGAGCAACTCCAGACGTTAACTACAACTATAACATTACAACAGATCCAGAGAATCCATTAGACGCTACTTCAGGTAGTGATCCAGATAACTTCGCTGGTGGTGACTGGCAGATAAAGAACTTTAAAGAATGGATGGATGCTGTAATGACATCTATCAAGAAGATTCTTGGTTCGGCTTATTGGTATTCGAATGGTTCATCTGCTCTAAGCGGTGTAAATCTTTTAGATCTGTGGAATGATGCAGTCGGCTCACTTATTACAGGCGCAGGTAAGTTTCAACAAGGTGGACCAGGTGTAATGACTTGGACTTCTGACATACTTATTAGATCTGTTGTCGGACCTCGCACATATATTATTCCAGCTAACTTTGCCACACTTACTGATAAACAAGTAGCTTACATCACGTTGGATAGAAATAATGACTTCCAACCAGCTAACACATTTACATTTAATAATGCGACTAACACAGTAACGGGAACTATTGCCGTAACTGGTATCATAGCTGGTGACTGGATTAAAGCTGTCGGCCACAATGAAGCCGCATGGCGCAGAGTTAAACTGGTTGCTGGTAACGTAATCACACTTTACGGACCTCTTGATGCATTCCCAAATGCTCAACCAATTTATCCTACTAATATATCTGGAGTGAAAGCTCTTAAGTCTGTTGGTAGTTATACAATGCAGGTTGATGATCCTGAAAATGTACCAGCTGATTCAGACACTTATTGGATTGCTAAGCGTGATGATAATCAATTTGCTGCTTTAACTATTACCAATGTAGAACGTACAGCTAACATCTCGACCATTACTACTTCTGGACCTCACAGTTTGGTTGCTGGTCAAATGGTTGCAATCACTGGTGTACCAGATACAAGCTTTAATATTAATGCAGAGATACTTTCGGTTACTCCAACTACATTCACATACATTAATAATGGTGATGATGTAGTTAGTGGACCGTCAAGTGGTACAGTTTCATTCGTAGCTATCCTTTATGTCCGTGGACTGGGTGAGCTTAACGAAGGTGAATCTATTTCAATCGATAACCAAATCCCTGAGAATATCTTACAGTACATTGGTGCAGCGATTGATTCACAGTCGAGCCCTATTTACGGTGGTGTTAGTGGTGGATCTCTTAACTTGCCAAGCTATAACACTGTAGCAGGTGAGAATCTTACTGCACGACTCAGCAAGGTTACTGCGATGCTTGCCGATATTCAACAAAACTACAATGTAGAAGTTGATATGGGTTTTGTAACGTGGGTTGCTAACCAAGTATCAATTAATTCAGCACAGCTTAGTATTCCAGGCACAACTGTCGGTGCTGCTCCAGTAGTAATTAATAACGTAACCAATCAAGCCCTTGCAGATAATGAATGTTTATATGTAGATATCAATCGTTCCGTAGGTTCTGCCTTGACTGTTTCTGCTCCAACTCTTTTATCTGCCTTAACTCCTTCGCAACAACGAATGGTTCTTGTCAGACGACTTGGCGCAAACATTATGGTGAGAGGTTAACATGAGTAGCAAGATGCTCCCAGGTTCGATACTTAAAAATGTAAGTGATCTTACTCAAGGTTCTGTACAGGATCAAATCATTGATCGTTCAATGATGATCTTATCTAATGATAAAGCTAAATGGCATGGTGATATCCTCGAAGCATTGGCTGATATAAAGATTGAAATGCAAGTTAATGAAGGTGGATCTTTCGTAGTTAACAGCTTACCTGCTGGTGATTATGACTTATCATCTTCTACTGCACTATTAATTGTTCGTCTTAACCGTGCGTCAAGTGGAGCATTGATTGTTGGCTCATATCCTGATCTTAACAGTGGTGAATATGCTATCATCGATGAATCAACTCTTAACGCTAATGACCTGAATCGCAAGGATCACCTAATACTGTTCAGACGTACTGACTTCGGTGGTTCTAAATTCTTACATATTCCATTACACAAAGAGACTATCACTCAAGGATTCACATACTTTCCAGTAACTAATCCTCCTGATATCTACGTAGCTGACTTGCATGATCCATTGTCGACTACACTTCCTACAAATAATCCTGTTGTTGATAATGTTACAGTAGTTAATGGTACTAGAGTATTATTTAGCGCATTAACTGTTGATAAGAATCAAGTGTATGAAGCATCTAACGTAGGACCTACCACTGTTTGGACTGCATTACCTTTATTCGGACCAGGCTCATTAAACCCAAGTGATTCAGATGTTATCAAGATATTAAGTGGTGCTTTTTATTCTGGTCAAATTGGTATCTTTGACCTTAGTCAACCACTTTGGTCGTTCAATGATAACATCAGACACTTTAATGCTACTGGTGATTACTGGGAACAAAGTTCTATTCGTTATGAAGAGATCATCCAAAGCTCTACTAATGAAGTTTTCCGTGTAGCATCACTTAACTCTGAGAATATATTCGTAAACTATGCTATCAAACGTAATGGTACTAAACGCACTGGTCAACTGATGATCACGAATAATACTATTACAGCTGATATTGCAGATACAAATGCATACTTACTTGATGTTGGTGTTGAATTCACTGCTGCTATCAGCGGTCCAGATATAGTTCTTAGTTACACAGCTGATGGATCTAATCCAAATGGATCTATGCGTTACTGGGTTAGCAGAATGTCTGACCAAGCTGGTGGGCCTTCTGGTATTCCACAATATGAACCATACACAACTGTACCAATTGGTAACCTGCAAACTGCTTTTGCAATGAGTGATGGCTCTGGTATCGAAATTAATTGTGCTCCTCCATATAATGTCCTCGGTAAAACAAGATTAGATCTTTCATTTCCATTTACTATGAATGTTAATCCAGGTACAACTGGTGGACAACTTGAAGTAATCGTGGATGGTTTAGTTTTACCAAGATTTGTAGCTGGTGTAACTCTAGATGCTTTCTATAAAGAGATCGATACAGACACAATTGAATTCCACACAGACTTCATGCCGACTGCAATTTCATTAGAAGTTCGCATTCGTCAAGGAACTATCGACACAAGCACGGCAAATGGTTATAAACTTGCTAGTTACTGGGATGCAGTTGTAGGATCTGTCGCTGATGTAGCAACTGGTGCCGCAACGCATGCATTAATTAGTTCTGCAATTACTGTAGCTCCTGCAGGTGGTAAGATCCTGATCCTAAATAGTTATGTCGGAGTTGAAAGCGTCCTCGTTAATAAAAAGTTATTAATCTTTGGTCAAGGCCAAGGCACTGTTATCACTGGTAACTGGACTTTCTCTAATACTAGCGTTCAAAGTATTGCAAAATATCTTATGATCACTGGTAATATTACCTTCGATGCTTCAGCCGTGGATAATGTAATGAATGATTGTTGGCAAACCGAGGCATCAACTGTTACCGATAGTGGGACTGACAATACCTACTATGTGACGGGAGTATAATTATGAGCGTAAAAACAAACCTAAGTAAATATACAGTCACAAGCAACTACGATGCGATAGTCGGGAATGCTACTGATCTGTTAAATGGCAGAGCTACTCACACAACTTTACAAGCTGCACATAATGCCGTGGCTGTACGTGGAACTATCCTTATCTTACCAACTGCTACAACTGGAGCTGTGGTTATCTCTAAGAACGTATCGATCTTCGGCTTGGGTTGGGGAACTCAAATCAGTGGTGCAGTTACTTTCCAAGCAGCTGCGAACTTCTGTACATTAAAGAATGTTAGATTAATGGCTAATATGACGATTGATAATGGATCTGTCGGACATGTTATCACTGAGTTTTTTAGAGCAGGCGTTGTTATTACAGATAATAATACCAACAAGAAAACTAGCTTAATTTTAGGAATTGGAGAATAATATGAGTTCAATCATTGGGAATATAGGCCCATCAGTAGAATCATTTCAGCACTTGTATAATCAAGGTGGTGTTGGAGTTAGAACATTAGCACTTGGTGGATGGACTTGGACTGCAAACCCTGCAGCAAGTACACATTTATCTGGTCTGACTAATCCATTAGAGACAAATGCTGCGCCTTCTGCACTGGCTATTCCTGCTAATGCTACTGACTGGGGATATACCAACTCGAAGTATGGCTATGACACTGGTGGAGTAACATTATTGTTAAGTCCAGCCAATGGTAAAACTGAGATCAAAAATGTGGACGATGCTGCTACTCCGATGTCTATACAATTTATTTGTACAGGCCCAGGCGGTACTGGTACAGCGTTCTTGTATGTCGAATTTATGGGTAGAGTATTATTTAATGCGGTTGGTAATGCCAATTATACATTGGATCTTACTCCTGCTGAAAGTGGTTGGTTACTTACTGGCGGCGGATCTTTAAAGTATAGAATGTATGCAATGAATAATGAGAACCAAGCTAATGTGCTGCAAGTTAATATTTTAGGTGCTAACGGTATCGTGGCTACGCATTTAATATAAGGAAGTAGTTATGTTTGTTATTAAGAACTCGGAAGATAAAATATTTATGTGCCTGAATGATGTTAATTCACCAGGCGCATTTGCTGTATCTACCAAGGCTTATGGATCTGAACTATCCTTTTACTTGTTAAGCGATGACATGAAGGAATGGCTGAATAGTCCAGAGAATCAAATAGATCTTCAGTTTACGAATGGCAAGATGATGGCTCAGAAATATTCCAATGTTAAAAAGCCTACCAAGAAGAAACCTAGAGAAGATGTTGGGGAACCAATAGAACTGCAACGAGTTAAGGAATAATATGCCTAGAATACTTAGTTACGATATCTCAATTACTGGCGATACCCTTTACGGGCCTTTCACTATTCTCGATGGACAGGCTGCATCGGCCTTACTTACTTCTATTCCTGCAGCTGGTGCAAACAATATCGAGATCCAGTATTCAGTATTCCGAAATGGAATAAACCGTACAGGTATTGCCTTTATATCTAGTAACGGTATTTCTGCGGCCTTTGCAGAGATTAATGTAGATCTTTCGGAAGTCGGAGTCGAGTTGACAGCTGTCATTAACGGTGCTAACGTAGAGATACGATATACTAGTACGTCGACTGGATTCAATGGTTCATTCAAGTTTTTCCGCAAAATCTGGAGTTAATGTGAAGTTTTTAGGCATGAGAGCTGGACCAACTAAATGTCAGTGCAGCTATTGTATCGGTAAAAATGATTCAACATCTTGTCGTCGTGCCTTACGCAAACGTGGTAGGCAGCATGAGAAAAAAGAAGTAAAAAAGCAAGCTAAGCTATCGGAACCATTAGACAATTAAATTAATCTTAATAATGATAAAATAAGTTATCATTATTGATAATGCACTTAATTAAGCCAGTAAGTTACTAAAACTGTAACCTACGATACCAAAAAGAGGAGAAAACATGTTTACATTGCATTAGTTTAACTAAGGAGTAAACATGAGCAGATTCAATTGGGATCACTATTTCAGATGTGGAATATATCTTAGATATAGTGGTGTATCTAAATTCCGCCAAAACGGAACCTATAAAAAGAAAACCAAAGACAATAATAAAGCTGAATGGCGCAAGCGTAAAGGCTTCGCTAAGGACCAGGGCAAACAAGAAGCTTGGTGCAACTGCAGTGGCGGATTGAAGCAACAGGGCAATCGTCAGCACCGCAGATGGGCTAAAAAACTCATCCATACCGAACGCTTCGATGATATCTACTGGCACCAAGACATGTTCGTATCGGCCTGGGATGCTTGTTAATTGATAGATAAGTCAATAATTACTGAATATCATGGTTAATTGGCGCTTATTGATTAATTAATCAATATTGGTTTAAATTATTCTTATACATCTGAAGCCAAGGTAATATTTTATACGTTGGCTGATTTCAACTACTTATCGTGAATATTATACATCAGAGAGCGACATGAATGTATAATATGTAGCCAGTGTTCATATTTGACGACATGTTCACTAATTTATGAACACCAACATAAACATGAACACTATTCAAACAAATCCCTACAAACGGCACTTATAGGACTTTGTTTGAAATTATTAGCACGTAGTAATATTTGGTCAAATATGTGAAATTATAGGGAAATTCGGTAGGATTACTGCGTGATATAGGGTTTTGTGGTATTATCCCGAACGGGATCATTTAACTCTTTTTAGCTGTTTTGACACCGTTCGATCCCGTTCGGGATTATGTTCATTATTGATTTCATCATCTAGGTAGGTGAGAAAGTCACTATTAAACATAAGTTATTGCGATAAATGAATAATCTGTTTATCTGAATAACTTATGTTTCTGAAATATACGAAATACTAATATTAGTATCGACTGTGGAATCGGTTGTAATCTATCTCATCTAATATCTTAGATAATTCAATCAAGGCAGGCTCAAGTGGACACTGCTCTGAAGTCGGAACAACCTTAGCAGCCATATCCACAACCTTTATTAATGCTTCTTGAAGGGCGTAATTATCGATTAATACTTCTTTATGCTCGGCTCTACCAAATACACGCTTAAGAAGATCCGTAATCTCTTCTCTATCTACCTTCTGGCTCATCATCTTCCTCTATTTTAAATTTAATAGTTGGGGCATTCAAGACTAAGGGATGATGACCGATCATAAAGGCCATGCTTTCAATTTCACCCTTGATAGTGGTTGTATTAGGTGAACCAGTAACATGCATAACCATTTTATGTACTTCAACTGCCATATCAGCATAATCGGATATTTCTTTTTTAAGATCTTCAATCTGTTTTAGCAGTCCGAACTGTTCTTCCAGCCATTTAGCTGCAACTTCACCCTTGGTCATGTAGACATGGTTAGCATCTAATCCATTAGCCACACAGTAGAATTCTGTAATCGATAATCCGCCTCGTCGATTGAGCTGATCGATTGATTGGTCATGATTAATCTTTGCCTGTCGTTCAAACTGTTTTGCGTAATCTAATGGTACTTTCTGAACTGTGCATTTTACATTTTTCTCAGGAATTATACTAAAGAAGCTCATTTAGTTTCCGCCCTTTATATTCTCTTCTCTATGACAGTTTTTGCCGCAGCTCACCGTAGAGGATGTTTCGGTGCAGTTAGTAAAGTAGTGATAGTTGCCATCCAAAAATCGATAAACCTTACATCCATCCTTCTCAAATAGGAAATCTACCTTGAAGTTTGGGTTTTCAGTTTGCTCCGATTTCATTGGATCTTTAGTACATGATGATAGAAGTAATAACGTGATTAATAAGTATTTCATACTTTCTCCTTTGCTTTCTTACTCGTCTTTTTAGGCTTTACAACCTTTTCGACGGGTTTAGTTTCTTTTTCTGGCTCAGTAACTTCTAACTTAGATTTCAGGGATTTAATCTCTTCACGCATTTTTATACCAGTAGCGTTCATCGTTCCAGCATTGCAATTCTTACACTCAAATGCGCTAGTTAATCCCTTTAGTTTATCTATTTCGGCTAATGCATCAGATAACCTTACATCATAATCGATTAATTTTGCGCCTAGATTTACCTTTACAGTCTCAAGCTCTTTCACCTTAGAGTCATAGTCTTTCTTAAGAACTACAGTAAATGCCGTATCTTTAGGCCAGTCTAAATCCATACATGGTCCAATTAGTTTAACCATTTTAGAATCACTCATGAATTGAGAATCATGCTTAGGTGGTGAATCCGTCTGCGATATTGTATAAATCTTAACTTTGCTCACACTTACTCCTTGAATAATACATCATACCATTTATCGACGAATCTTACAAACTTAGATTTACGTTTATACTCGCCATAGGTCTTGGTACTTTTAGTTATCTGGCTACCATAACATCCCCAAGCTCGGCCCTGCTGGATGAATGACTTACTCTTGTCACGGTTAATCTGCACAAGCTTCATTCGGTCGTACTGATAACTCGGTTCGATACCGATCATTACGAAGTCTTTATTAATAGCAAAGTCGAAGCCTTCCCATTTTTTAAAATAGGTTTCAATTGCTTCATCGGCAAAGTCTTTCGGAACCTCACCTTTATTATCTAAAATGACTGGATCTGGATTACCGAGGCCAGTGCCTGATACTATTCTATGTCGCATTAGTTACCTCATTAAATGATTCGAATTTAAGCTCACATGCATCCTGTTGCTTACACTTAGGGCAGGCATTCCTTGCTCCGCAGAAGTTACCTTCAGAGTCCTCATCATAAAAATCTTCTAGCTTGTCATGGGTAAATTTAGCATTACAGTGACAACATTGAACCTTTGTTTTAATATATGACCAGCTATACGAAGGGACTGGAGTCATTAGATTGATATCTTGATATTCGTTATTTAATGAATAGCTGATGTTTTTTTTAAAATCCTTCACTAATGCTTCGAGGATAGGACCTATTTCACTACTTAAACCGTATCCGACATAATCGGCCCTTAGCACTTCAGAGGTAGATGTCGATGTAACCCATAGTTGTCTTTTAAAGTTATTAGGAAATAAATCTTCGAGAGATACGTGTGGGCCTTTAATAGTTACAGATACACTAGTTCGAATTAATTCTTGAAAATGAGTTCGACCAGCGTCCTCATTAGCCTTAATTGATTTGCGATCAATCTTAACTAGGTAGGTTTTCATCTTTCACTTCCTCAAAAGTAGCCTCATTAAGACTAACCCATTTTCCCCATTTAAACTGATCGTTATTACCATTTAGATCGGCTTCAGTCTTAATTTCTGGATTAACAATCATTACCCGTGAGTTATCCTTAAAAGCCTTAACCATGCGACCGACATTGGGATATGAATCCCTTGATGATCCAGCAGATGGAGGGTCGTAGTACGTAACTTTAACAATTTTATACATTAGTGGATGGACTTTACTCATTTTAATTCTCCGTAGCTTTTACCCATGAAATATGAGTAATTCCTTTTTTCTCTTAAATACTTTTCCGCTTGGTAATTTTCGCTTCGTAAAATATCAGGATAAAGACTCCCAACCATTTCTTTCATTAATTCTTTATTGGAATCAATAAGTTTTACTATATCTTCATTGGTCATTTTATCGAGTTTTTTAGTTAGAGTCGGATATAAATTATCTAACATTGGATCATCGCTCATGAATTAGCCTTATCGTGAGCTGTTTCTATTAAATTGTAAAGCTTATTTGATTCATCTCTAGCTTCTGTGAATCGTAACTTCCAGTATTCAGCTAGTAGATCATCAGCGAATGCCGCTTTAGGTTTTAATTCTAGGCATCCATTCTTTATAACTAGAACATCACACTTATCAACCAAGTCATGTGCTTCTATTGTCCGAAGCATATGACTAGAATGACTAATGCCAAGCGGATAGCCGCCTTGATCGATGAAATGATCTAATGTGGACATATGTCTTTTAATAAATCTGACGATTTCAGCTCTGCTTTTGAATTTGCTATCTTTCATATTGCTCATCATGCTCCTGTTGAGTGCTTTTAACTCTAAAAAGTGGTTGATGTAACCATTTAACCATTGCTTCGTATCGATATCCAAGAGATCTTTTAAATAGTTTAACACTATTATCAAAAATGTAAAATAAAGAATAAGTAATAAGGTAAACAGCCGCTACTACTGGAAACAAAATTACTAGAATAACGGCAACAATAGCTTGCAATCTAGTATACTTTTTAGGGTTACTTTGCCATGAATCCATCATTATTAGGGCAAGAA